CTCAAAGTCTATCACTTCATCTTCTCCATCTACATACTTTTCAGCATCACGTGATGTCAAGGCTCGTTGATATTTCTCTAAGTATTTTTGAAAATGAGTTCTACGTATCTTACGGAGTTTGATGTTAAGCAGATTGAGCACCGCTTCAATCTCTTGTAATTGATTAAATCGATGCTCAGTAACGCCTGGAAGTGCTGATATCTGTCTCTCTACAAGACCTGATACTAAACAATCTCTTTTACTAGATGCTAGTTCAGTCTCATAGTGAGCAATAAAATCAGGTATGACAGACAAATCATGGCTAATACGTGTATACCAATTCAAGTAATACTCCTAGTTCCAATCATCGTCTTCATCATAATCATCATCTTCCTCTTCCCAAATTTCATCTTCATCTTCTGAAAAATAAGACAAGGCTTCTTTGATCTTTTTGTCGTCCTTAAAGGCTTTTTTAATTTCCTGTGCGGACATTCCTTCATCGATCAAATGATTTACTAATACGTCTGCCGCCTCATGTATGTCACCGTCTTCAATTGAAGGTTTAATAACTTCCCACACTCTGGCTAGATCGTTTAAATTCATATGCTATTCCTCCGTCTCAGATGCTGTATCTTCCTCGTTATTTAGTTTGTCGAGTGCATCTTTAACTTCAGAGTATTCTTGCATTAAATTATCCAAACATCCGTCTTCATTTGCTTCCCAAGGCTTTCTGAACTTAAGAACTTCTTCTCCGCTCTGAGAAATATATTTTAGACGATTGCCTTGTTTCGTAAGCAAGCCTGATTTTTCAAATAAATCAACTAGTCCAGAATAAGGATTCATGCCTGTCTCGTAAGGAATCTTCACTTGCACACCCTCGAAAGGTTTTGCATAACGAGTCTTCATTACTTTACAACCTGCACGAATACCTCTTACATCAGAGATTTTATTCCCTGCGGCATCTTCTTTTAGTTTCATTTTCTTCATAGCAACAACGATACTTGATGCATAGATAAAGCCTTGACCACCAGAGATTTTATCGTCTGGGTCAAACATATCTTGTGATGCGTAAGTATGATTCGTTGCAACTAATCCAACATTGTAACTACCGAACATGTTAACTGAGTTCCTAACTAAAGCAGTCAATGCCTTAGGCTTACGACCCATGTCACCTTTCATATCACCTTTGTCAAATTGATCAACATCAGTTGGTGTCAGTAACATACCCAATGAATCGATTACAAACAACACTTTAGGACGTTCTTCGTCTGCCATGTCTTTATAATCTTTCATAAAGGTTGAGATAGTTTTTGCAACATCGTCAATCATGCTCATGCTTAACTTAAGAAGTTTTTCTTCTGATGTATCAACACCAAGTGCATGAAGCCATGTTTCATCAAGTGCGTTTTCTGAATCAATTAAGACTACAAAAATACCTTGCTCTTGTGCTGACTTTACGACATTGCCTGCGGCGAAATATGATTTACCTGCGCCTGATTCTCCTGCAAAGACTGTAACTTTACCTAGAGGAACACCTTTGTTAAAGTCTCCTGAGATAAGATAGTTCAATGCATAAGAACCCGTAGAGATCCAGTCTGTTGGATCATTGAAACCTATCGACAAGCCGTCGATGGATTTGGTTATGTCTTTCCTAAATTTGGAAACGTCAAATGGTTTTGCCACGTCTACTCCTATTGATTAGATTGTTTGTTGTTAATTCTACTAGAGTTAGAAGGTTTTTGCAAGATTTCTGGGCAGGCTTCTGCCATATCATCTAAATCATAATCAGCAGGATAATGTCTGAGTGCGGCTCTTGCCCTATCTCTGATAAGACTTGGTACACGCGGAGTTTTTCCTGGATCGCATAATTCTTCTAATAATTTCTTCCCTTGTTTAAGGGCTCTAAATCTTTCGTCTGGTAGTGTCATTTTAATTTTCTCCTACAAAATATGGGGGAGTTGCCTCCCCCAGACTAACAATTAAGAATTGTTTTGTCTTGCACGTATCATTGCTAGAATGTCTTGTGCTTTATCACTAGATGGCTCAGAACTTTCTGCTGGAGCCGCTGAAGGAGTTTCTACTGCTGGTGCAGTTTCTGCTACTGGTTCTGCGACTGGGGCAGGTGTCTCAACTGCGGGTGCTGGTGCACTTGAAGTTGATTCATCTACTTTATCAGCACTTGCTGGTGCATCGATACCGAAAGGACGATAGTATGCTCCAAACTTGTCAGTGTCATATGGACGACCATCTACTGATGCCTCGAACATTTCTTTAATGACTCTGAGTTCTGCTTCTGAAGGCTTCTTAGGTAAGAAGTCTGCTAGATTGAATAGACCGTGTGCTTCGATAGCCGCTTGTTCTACATCTGTTAGTGCAGATTCTTTCCTAGACCATGATGATGTTGAATAATCAGCATATTGACCTTTTGTAGTCTTTCTGATATTAAAATCAAGACCACGCATTACGTCAGTTGGCAATTCTTCAATCTCAGGATCCATCAATGAACTTTTGATAGTCTGAAAGATTTGAGGTGAAATAACAAATCTACGAATAGGATTCGCAGGGGTGTTGTCTTCCCCAATTGGATTTTGACGAACAAAACCTTGGAAGATATATGATCTTTTCTTCCAGTATTTGTTTGCCATTTCTTTGAGAGTTTCGTCTTTGTACCAAGGACGAACTTCTGCTAATACAGGACAATTCTCACCGAACATTTCTACGCACGGTACTTGTACTGTTACTTGTCTCACATTTGGATCACCTTTCACGCCATTAAACGGAAGTTTAATAACTTGTCTCTCAATCCAAAAGAACGAATTATTTGAATCCGCATCAGGTAAGAAACGTAGTGAGCAAGATGCTCCTTCGTCCATTTTCCAATGTGGATAGATCGCTCCATCAGATGTTGGATACTTAGATCCAGATGATTTATTTTCTTGTGCCGCGAGACGGGCACGGATGTCTGCTAGACTGGCCATAATGTTTTCTCCTATAATGTATGCCTAAGTTTAGTTCTATATGTGTTGTCGCAAGACCGAAGTCTCACTTGTTTAGTTTTGTTAAAAACATGACACATGAACATATTATATTGTATAAATGTTCCTATGTCAATAAGTATTTATGCCTGATTTACCCATTTATAAAAAACTTATAAGGGTGCGATCTTCAAGTTAGGGACTTGAGTAACAACAATCTCTGTTCAGTGCAAACTCCGGGTTAGTAGAGTTCATTTCTCTTGCCAAAATCATAAATAATAGTGCGAACTAACTTACGATTAAGGAATCAAATTATGCACATGAAACATTTGAAAATCGCACTAATTTTATTTAGTGTGGGTTTTGCCAGCCCAAATATTTTTGCTCAAGCAACAGGCACATGTACGGCGGGTACAGATAATTGTGAAGCAAGTACCTCTACGAGTACTACCACAAATACGAATACCAACACTTCGACTAATACGAATACCAACACCAATACTAACACTAGTACAAATACCAACACCAATAATAATACTAACACCAATACTAACACCAATACCAACACCAATACCAACAATAACACGAACACTAATACCAACAATAACACGAACACTAATACCAGTACTTCGACCAATACCAATACTAATAATAATACTAACACTAATACTTCGACCAGTACGAACACCAATAATAATACCAATAATAACACCAACAACACCACGTATAACGGTACCAACAACAATACCAATACGAATACGAATACCAACAATAATACCAACAATACGACCAGTAACAATACCAACACCAATAACAATACTAACACTTCGACTAGCACGAATACTAATACCAATAATAACACCAATAATACAACGGTGAATAGTACTTCCAATAATACGAATACTAACAACAACAATTCTAACATTAACCAAAATGTTAACAGTAATAGTAATTCTACATCGAATAATACCAATACGAATAATAACAACACGACCTCGAATAATACTAATACCAATAACAATAACAACACTTCTACTAGTACAAGTGACTCTAATGTGACCACTAACAATACCAGTAAGAATGAAAATAACAACACCAACACAAACAATAACACCAACATAAACAAAACTGATCAGACTATTAAACAAGAGATCACTACAAAGGCTCCACCTGCTAGTGCAATTGCACCAAGCATAGGGTCAAGTTATTCGCAAGATTTATGTACAACTGGTGTGTCTGGTGCGTTTCAGGGGCAAGTATTTGGTATATCAGGTGGTAAGTCTGTTAGAGATATGAACTGTGAAAGGATCAAACTATCTAAAACAATATATGATATGGGTATGAAAGTAGCCGCAGTATCATTAATGTGTCAGGATCCTAGAGTGTTTCAAGCAATGGAAATGGCCGGTACACCTTGTCCGTATATGGGTGCTATAGGTCCAGCCGCTTCTGAGCAATGGGAAGAAAACTCACAGAAAAGACCAGATACTAAGAAAGGTGTAAAAAGCAGATTACTTGGTGTATTAGGTTCTGATGAAATTGAAGTTGATAATATTGCAAATGTCTCTGATGATCAAGCCGCTTTTGTAGAAAAATGTACTAGACCTGACTTTAAAGGAAGACGAAAAACTACAAAGACTTGTGAGGCAGAATGGCACGATTCAAAATAATATCATTACTATTGATGCTACCCATGTTTGCGGTAGCACAATACAATCCTCCTAACTACAATGAGTCAAATGCTGACGGCACCAATACCATTTACTCAGTGACTGGAGATTACGGTGATTTGTATGATTTAACTCGTAGTGGCACCGGTGCAACTGGTTGTACTATTGGTCAGTTTAGTGATGACGGTGGTTGTGGCATAAGAATGGAGTTTGGTTTTTCATGGGAGTGGCATAACGAATCGTATACTGCCGCAGTAATGAGTACGAACGGTTGTCTTAAATTAGTAAAAGAAGATTACTTCATTTCTAATATGAACAGTATGTATTGCCAAGATTACACACCTAATGCATTAGGTAGTGGACAAGATGGTTATACTAAAAATGCAACTGATACTCTTTTTCCCTTTTACACTGACTTGATTGGGAAAAATAGTAATAGTGCATTGTTATATAAAGCATTTGATGATTATGCCATATTCGGTTGGTATTTTTTAAAAGAATACAATAGAGCATCAGAAAATAGTTTTGAAGTTTACATATTTGATTACAATGATTCTGCTACGAAATGCGGAGATCATCCAAATATATCATGTAGTGATGCACAAAGAGCAGAAGTAAACAAACCTGACAACTATGGATTTGTTTATGGTGATTTAGATATTATTCAACATGATGTTTTAATAGGTGAACAAAAAGATAAGAACAACTACACTCAGTATCTATTTTATGATGACGGTACAGATAACTTAGGTGATGGTAGTGTTGACAATACATTTGATGATATGGATCAAGGATACTTAGAAGATGGGGGCGGCATACTTTTTTCAGATGCAGATGGAGAACCAGCACAATGTCAGAGCAATCCTTTATATTCAACAGATTGTTTATTATATGATATAGCATACTTAGAGTATCAATGTAATTTGGATCCTCAATATGATAGTGGATGTGAGTTTTATGAAAACAATGAAGTAGATGAAGGGTTGATGTGTGAGATTGATCCATTGTATGATCCAAGTTGCCCAGGTTATGATGCCGCAATAGCCGCTACTAGTTCAGGAGGTTACGATCCAACTACAGGATTAATTACTGATCCTACTACTGGAGAGCAATACAACACAGACGGATCTATGTATGATGATGGCTATATCTACGATGACGGAGGTGTCAATGGTGACTTCGGTGATGAACCCTGGATGGTCGACGGTAACTATGACCCTAGACTAGATCCTAACATTACATATGATGACTTGAACACAGAACAACAGATGTTAGTTGATCAAGGTTTATCTCCGCAAGATGCTATGTTTGTTACAATGGGAAATGAACAAATAGCCGCATTAGGTGAAGATCCATTAGCAGTACAATTTAACGGACATAGACCAGGTGATTATGTATTAGAAACTGTAGGTGGATTAGAAAACTATGACACTGAACTACATGACCAAGCAATGCAAGAACAAGCACTTGAATGGGATCCGAGTGGTAACATTCAGATGATTGGTGCTGATGTTTGGGCAACTGAAGAATTTCAACAACAAGAAACAGAACGATTAGAAGATATGGTTGACACATACGGAGAAGATTTCTACACGTTCACAGACCAAGATTACTATGAACATGATGTTGAAACTTATGGACAAGAAGAAGTTGATTCTTGGCATAGTAATATAGAGTTCACTGAAGACGGAACAATTAACTGGGAGACATATGAATCTGCGCCTGAAGAAGAAGTTTGGCAAGTAGTAGAAGACGATCTCCTTATGGAGTCTGAAGAAGAAATCTTTGTTGAGTCTGAAGAAGTATTTGACCTTATTGTAGAAGATGAGGCATTTGAAGAATTAATTAGTGAAGACGAGTTAGAACAATTAATTGCTGAAGAATCTCCAACAGAAATGAGAGAAGAGGCAGTAGTCGAGGAAGTTGAAGAACTCGTAGAAGAACAAGAAGAGGTAGTAGAAGAACAAGAAGAAGTACGTGAAGAACTCGCACAAGAAGAAGTTCGTGTAGAGAAAGAAGCAGAACAGGCTGTTTCAAGTTCTGGTTCGTCTTCTAAGTCAAGACCTGCATATCAAAGTGTTGCTATTGCACAGTTTGTTTCTGAGGTTTCTGACGATACACAAACTGCTAATGTAATTGAAAGTGTAATTAGTGACGGAGGAGCCTCAGCATCAGTTCAAGTTGATTCAGGCGCATCACAAAGTTTCGCAGGTCAAGACGGTAGTAGTTTTAATAACACCGGTTCACAATCAGTTGCTAGTTCATCTAGTAGTGATTCGACTGGTGTAGTTGCAGATGATTCTAGCCAACAACAATTTGAACAAGTAACTGGTCAAGTTGATACGTCTATTGACGTTGCTAGTACATCTGTAGATGTCGCACAGACTTCTGCGTTTGAAGTTGCTGAACAACAGCAAGAGATGATGCAAGAAGAACAGTTATTCATAGAAAACTTTGATGACGGTACTGGTGGAATTAGTAGTACTGACGTACAGTTTGAAGATAATTTAACTGAAGCATTGGCGACTGGTACAGGGTTGACTGAGTTTTTAAGTCAACAAGCACCAAACTTTCAACGTTTTGAAGTACAGAACTCAGTACAAGAACAACGTACTACAGAAGCAGTTGAGAGTTTAGCAGACAGTGTAGGCTCTGCTGTTGCACAACAGAATTTGGAAGCACAACTTCAAAACATTCAGGATGGCGAACCTACTGAAGATGGCGGTTATGCTGACCAAACTATTGCTGTTGCTTATATAGGTTATACAGCAGGCTTTAGTGCTTACACAGGCGAGCAAGTATATAGTCAGGGGAACACAGGTTTCTTTGATACTAAACAAATGCCAGATGGTAAGATAGATGATAACAAAATGGGATTCTATCGTATGGCTGGTAATACACAAGAAAAGTTGTATAAGATGGTTCTTATGCAATATGGAATAAATCCAGATGAAGAAACACAGGAGCAAAAATAATGAGTGACAAAGAAAACATCGAAATCGAGGGCGGCGATGGAGTCGTTCAAAACTTAGATTTAGACAAATATACTGATCTACTTCTAAAACTAGACGAGGCTAATGACAAAATCAGAGAGATGGAAGCATTAACTCAGGACTTAAGAAAAGTTTCCCATGAAGTGAAACCAAAAGAAAAATTCAAACTTAGTCATCTATTCATGGACGACAATAAAATCAATGAGAAATCAATCATTGGATTTGCATCGTTCTTTATGATGGTTGCGTTTGGTATTGTAGACTTAGTGACAGGATTAGACGGCACTGATTTAGTTATATCAGACTTTATCTATACGTCTTTTGTTGTTGTTACATTAGGATCATTTGGTATTGCTGAAGCAGGAAAAGCATTTAGCAGTAAACAATAGGAGTATAATATGGCAAGTGTAGAGTATGAAGGAATTAAAATGAGTGGTAGCAAACTGCTATTCATTTTACCCTTATTAGGTACATTAATTGGTGGTTTATGGGGAGGCTTTGAACTCTACAATAGACTACTTGACGCGGAAGAAAAGTTAGAAAATCTTCAACCAGAAGTTATTGAGCAAGAAATTATTAGATTAACTGAACTTACAGAAGTTATTAAAGATAATCTACAAGGAGATATTGTAGAAGCATCTCGTTTAGCACGTTCTGTTGAAAGTTCGTCTGCTAAAACTCAACGTGAAGTACGTGATGATGTCTATGAGATGGAACGTGAGATGCAAGAACGTTTCAAAGAGCAAGACAAAGAAATGCGTGAAATGAGAAAAGAGTTAGAAGAAAGAATTCAAACGATCTTAGAAAATCCTTTGAATGACGTAGAATAATTAATTAAGTTTTTTATTCTCTGCTGGCCAACTATAAACGTAAGAGCCTGCAAAATCTTTTACTAAGCAGAATATTTGATCTTTGTATTCATAGACACGAATATCTGCTTCATATCCGGGGAGGATTCTATCGAATTTCATTTCATAGTCTCCTCTTCTTTCTCCATAAGTATCAACCATACCAGCAACAGCATTTAGTTCTCGTTGCTCGTTTGGTCCTTGATCTCCTAGATTAGCAAGTACATTGATTTCATTGATTGGAGTTGCTGTTAAAGTTGCAAATACTTTTTGACCCATCATACGAATAGCATCGTCTAAGTATCCTGGTAAGTTTTCTACAGAATGAAATCTTGCTGTTACATCACCATGTGTTCTTAAGTCTTGTCTAATTTCTTGTGGTAATGTATTTGGTTCAGAAATACCTTCTTCTGCCCCTTCTTCATCTTCTTCGTCATCAACAGGAACAAGATCAGTCATTTCATCATCAGTGTATTGGTAGATTAAGTCTTTGTTTTGAGCAAGTTGAGCCATGCGATCATCCATGCCCTGTATCTCACTTGTATCTACATTCGATAAGGCATCTTGTGTGTCATCTTTTGATACGACATCTCTGGACTTAATATCCATTGGAGGAATATTTCTTTTTTTCTCTAGGTCGTTTTCTTCTGTAAAGAAATCTTTAAATCTCACAACTTAATCCTTATTTAGAATGAGGGGGTAGTTTTGCTTCTACAAACCACTCATGTTTTCTTTTAACCGGATTATACTTCCTAAGTCTTAACTTAGTATTGTTTACGGTTAAGTTTTTTGTTTTAATAGCAGTGTAATGATATGTATGAGAGTTTCTAGTTTCACTTTCAGGTATCAAATAAACTTTTGATTGTTTCTTTTTCTTGTCCGCCATTAAATTTACCTTCTACTGCTTGTTGACTTACTATAAAGGTAAACCCACCGCCTATCATCGGTAGCATCATAAGAATTAATACAAAAATTAGTTCCACTTTCTATCATTATCTCTTAGCAACAAGTGCAGTTGCAACATGAACAGCATTCACATTTCATATTAGTCTCCTTAAACTTCATACTTTTCGTATCCGCTTAAACGTAAGATGTCTTCTAACATATTGTCAGGTGCATGATCACGTGATTTGTCGTTTGCAACTTCTTCTGCGTGATCTCTATCTGCTTTAACATCTTTAACATCTACATTCAGGTAATCTGCTAAATCTTCATCAGACATTTGACTAACAGACATTTCATCATGTGCGTGTTTACTTTCCGCCCCAACTAAGTCACCTACTTTTGCAGGTCTTCCTTTAGTCTTGCCTGTGTTTTTCCATTGTCCGGCTTGACCTGTTTTATAGTCTCCGGCAAAATCAAATCCACCTGCTTTAGTTTCTTCGAGGTAAGGTTCTTCCCCTAACTGATCTAAGTATACTTGATACTTCTGAGATAACTCATTTGTTGAAATGTTGCGTGATTCAGGATCATCTCTAAATTCGTCATACCATGTACTTTGAAATTGTGGCCATGTTAAAGGTCGTTCTTGTCCGTTTTCAACGTTTACATAAAAACCTTTTTCGCCAATCTCAATGTTTTCATCTAAATGATCTTCTGGATCAAACGGATGAGGTCTAATTCTTTTGCCTGTCTTAGGGTCGTGGTTTTTACCAGATTCTTCATCTGCTAAGTCATCATCTTCAGTTCCACCTAAGTCAGCAAGTTTTTTGATTCTTCTTAAATCTTCTTTGTCTTCTTTAGCAAGATCGTCTACTTTATCTTGTAGTTTATCTCCTGCAATAGCGCCTAAAGCACCGCCTACTACTTGTCCTGGGAACCCACCTACTGCTGTTCCTAATGTTCCACCTGCGATAGCACCACCGATTTGACCTGTCAAGGCTTCATCAATATCAAATTCATGTCCGATAATTTTTAAACCTGCGACACCCGGGAAATATGTTTGCCCGTTATCTGTAACGATTCTGCCTGTTGAACTTGGCTTATGAGGTGGAATGTAATCTACAACTACAATTGGATCACCTCTGAAATCTTCTGTTCTTAATGGTAAGATAACTTCTTGTCCGTCGTCTGTAACTAATTTGCCTTTGCTAGGCTTGTCATCATCTCCATCGAATGATCCCATTTGAAATTCTTCTAGTTGATCCGGCTCATTCTGTGTCATGTAAATTGCTTTTTTAACACCAGGGTGTTCTGATAAACCAGGGGCAACTCCTTCTATTGCTTTAATTGCTCCTGCTAAATTACCACCTTTAAATCTAGGATCATTTAAAATGCCATATGCCATTTTAACTTGTTTATCTGAAAAATCATTTTTATCAATGACTGATTCTTGTAGTGAGTCTTCAAACATACCTGTTAATGCACCTACAATACCTGCTCCCGCTCGTCCTACTGTTACTTGTTTTGCTGGATTATCTAATACACTTCGTGGATTATCAAGCATCTTATCTGCATCTTTAGTAGCGGCATCAACTGGATTTGTTGCAGGCACCATATCTATACGTAAGTACTTTTGTAACATTCGATGCTTAAGTCTAAGTGTTTCTTTTTCTGCTGGTGATGCATTGTTCATTTTGTCTTGTAAATCGTATAATACACCTTTGAGGTCTTTACGAATTTTTTGTTGATTACCACGGGCGTCCATTTTAATCTTATTAACTATTTGCTCTACTTCTTTTTGTAATATTGCTCTGTTTACTACTTCATTTACAATATCTTCTTTTAACCCTAATTCAAGTTGCGTAGTTAAATCTAGTTCTCCTTGTTTTGGGTCCTTAAGTTTATCTTTTAAATCGTCTTCATCAAATGCGGCAACAATATCTTCATATCTATGACCCATTGTAGGGTACTTCTTCGTAAATTCTTCTTTGCCCATTTCTAAAGCATCAACAACTAACTTATTCATTGCTCCTTCAGAAACTTTTTCATTATCTTTTTGTGCGGCTTTATTACCTGCATATGCGGCTAAACCTGAAGCACCTGCGATGCCGGCGCCTGTTGCAATTGCTGGTCCTTTAAGATTATCGATTGCTTGATCTGTTGCAGTGTTTACTGCGCCAGGGATTGCTCTATTAACTTGATCGACTGCGGCGCTTCCTGCAGATTTTCCTGCGGCTTGTGCCATTTGATTTATATTGCCTGCTTGACTTGAAACTGCTTTACCAGCAAGATCATTTACAGATTTTTGTACTGTTGGATTAGATGCAATTTTTTCTGCGGCTGTACCGATTGCTTTATCGACAATACCTTCATCAATTGATTCGTCAGTCATCTCTGTGATTTCTTTTGCCCAACCGTCTAACTCATTAACTTCTTCAATTTCATTAATGATATTACTATTAAGTTTGTTTAAGATAGGTAAAACACTTTCGATTCTTGGGTCGATTGATTCTTGTGCAAACATTTCTGCAATGCTTGTGTGATCAGAATCATCTTCCATAAGGGGAGGTGTCCAAGACTCAAAGTAATGATTGTATCCTCTATGACTTTGCATCTTTTGTAAAGTTTCTTTTAATGATCTATGATGATTTACACCTTCAGCAATAAGTTTTGCAACTGATTCATTAAACTCACCTCTACGAGTAGCACGTATAAACCCTGCCATTTTAGTATATTCTTCTACTAATGCAGTAATGTGCTTACCTCTTTCATCATACGGAGTTCCACCTTCTGCTACGTGTCTACCATATACACGTGCAATGCCTGGCATTTTAGTAGGGACTGCAAAACGTTCACCTTCAGTGTTTTCAACAAAAATCTTGTGTACGTTTCTCCAACGTTGTTCTCCCTCACCGATTTGTCTGTCATGTTGTATTACAACTTTCACATTTGGTATGTTATCGTTATATGATGTCATCTTATTAACAGCATGATAACCTTCTGTCATCTTTTCTTTCATTTTATAATAATCCCTTTGACGCATATCGTCACCTAAACGATCACTGTCATGTAAGCCGAAGTTTAGTTGTTTAGATAATGCCCATTGCTTTAAGTGTTTTAGTAATCCGGTCCAAGAATCATCGTAGTCCATGCCTTTAGTTTGCCCCGGTGGACTGCCTGCTTGATTGTCATCATAATATAGATTTAGTGATGATGTTTTGTCGATAGTAGCCCATGCTTTTCCATAGTTCTCACCATCTTTAATGAATTGAAACTCAAATACGTCTGCTGTTTCCGGGTTTGTTCTTTCATTTTTAGAATCTTTAGGTGCAGGTTTATACCCACGAGTCCTAAGAATCTGATATAAACGATTATTGAATGATTCCTGATCAATTGCCATACTATTATTTATCTCTTTTAGTTAATCACAGCAAAGAACGGAAGCGGTGCAACCATCTCATCATGGTCTCGCATATGCTCAGTTAAATCACTGTGAAAGTCTGTGATGTCTTGGAGAATGCGTACTACAAGCAATGTAGCCATTACTAAGTCATCGTTATCACCAATCTTTGCTTGATAACTACCACCTGCGGCAACGAAAGTTTTTAACTCACTGATTAGTGCTTTACTTTTTACATTCATTTTCTTACTTTCCATCAATGTTTTAAACTTAGCACAAGCAGAAAGTTTGACTTTTTGTGTAGTGTTGTATCCTCTACGTTTTTTACCTTTCTCACTTAAGAAAATACCTTGAATATTTGCCTCACCGTACTCGGCTAATGATATCAAAGCGGCTTCTCCTATTGAATTATTTTCAAGTGAGTAATAAATGTTATTTGGTTCTCCGGTGCTGTCTGCAATATATTGTGTAATCTGTCCTAGTAACTTAATTTGTCTAGGAATATCTGTTTTATTGTCTTTCCATTCACCTATTTGTGTCGTTGTGTTTGCTTCAAAGATTTGTATTGCGGCTGGATCTCCACCTGTGCCTAATGATGGATCTAGTCCTACACAGTATACCATGCCTTTCTTGGGTTGTTGAAACCATCTAACTTGACCCATTCTATCTGTAGGCTCTACTGATTCTAACATGATTAATGTATTAGGATTGATTAATGTTTCATCTGCAATTAAGAATTCACAACCGATCTCACGTGCAAATCTGTCGTCTCCTAACTGTGCTTTGATTTCTTCTGCCCACTTATCATCACGTCCGGGCTGTTCATGCCAATATGATCTAAAAGGTTTAAATCCATTAACACCTAGTTCTGTTTCTTCGCCGTTAGCATCTATATTCTTATTTGCTTGTTTCCAAATCAATGCAAACTGATCTTCATCAGAGTTCGGAGTAGATGTGATGATTGCTTTACCACCTGTTGCTAGTGTTGGTGTGATAGAAGTCCAAAACTGTTCGGCAATTGTAGGTCTTACGAATGCAAACTCATCCAGATACAAGAGTGTAATCGACATACCACGACCCGTATTCTCTGTAGTCGTTGCTGATACAATACGAGAGCCATTCTCAAAGTCTAACGATCCTTTGTTGTATGTAACAACACCTGCTTTAATATGTGTAGGACAGTTTTCATATGCATATCTGATACGTTGCATAATCTCTTGTGAGCCTGTGTACTTATGTGCGGCGATTAGAATCGTAGCATCAGGTACAAACATAGCATACCATAATAAGTAACCTGCGGCTGACGTAGACTTACCAGACTGTCTAGGCATGTTGGATGCTGAATATAAAAGAAGTTATCCATAAAGTATAGATAACCAGTTTCAGGATCACAACATTTTACAAAGTCATCAATCTCTGTTTGATTTTTAAATGCTGTTTTCTTATAAGCAGGTTTGACTAACTCGCCCGTTCCGCTTGTATTAAAGTTGCTCATACTACTATTTAGTAGTCTTTAGTGTGCTTTTTTATAATCTTGGTAGTCTAAGAAGAATCCTATAGCAACGAGAATGTTCATTCCTAATGATGCAATGATCATATGTATGTCTTGGTAGACATCTAATTTGAGACTGAGATGCAAATGCCCTACTGCCCAAAATGGAATAGCCAATTGCTGACTAATCCATGATATAGTGTATTTGACAAAGGTTAACTTACTTGATATCAAGACCTTGTGCCTTTGTTGCAACGATACAATAGTAATGCTCTCGCATTTTAATAGTATCGCCTTCTGGATTTTCAGGATTTTGATGTTCTAAATCAAACTCTAAGTTGTTAAACTGTTCAATTTGAAATCCAGTACGTTGTAAGAGTGCGGCTAATTGTGTAGAGCCAAAGATACTGTAATGATTTAAGTTAAATTCATGTTTACGATCATTATCAGGAGCAGGCACTTCGATATAAATTTTTGATCCTTGTTTTAGAATACGATTGTATTCCATTAAACTAAAGATTGGATAAGGTGAATGCTCTAATGCATGACGTAAGAAAATAAAGTCTACACTTTCATCATGGTAACCATCTTTCTGTGGTAAAAATGATAAATCATATCCCGCAGTCTTATGTCCTTTTTCTTCACAGATTTTAATATCACCTGGCGATAAAGTAATACCCAATACATCTGTGTATTCTCTCTTTTTCATTTCATCTAAAAAGTAGCCCGGGCCACATCCTAAATCTAAAATCTTTGCATCTTTGGGCAATTCTAATGGATCGATATAAGTTTCGACTACTTGGGTTGTAAGATTTTTATGAAAAGGGCTGTCCCCTTCATCATAAATGTGAGCAGTATATAGCCACTCATTGTAAAACTTTAACTTGACTAAATCAAGTGTGTTATTAATATCATATGGGATTTCCATTCATTGCTCCTTCGTGCAGATATAAGAAATAGTATGATAATATTTAGTGACAAAAACTGTCTAAGAATTATTTTTTATTTCCAAGGTCTACTAGATGCTAATGGAACTGTTGAAGTAGGTGTTGCTGTATTTCCAACATACTTAGCAGGAAGCAAATTAAGATCAGCAGTGTTTAATGCGTTATAACCGGGTAAATTAACATTACCACTTGCGCCGCCCTTTCTATTCAGTTCTGCTACTTCTGATACTCTTAATTCTTGTCTGAATTGTAATGTACTAGCAGGAGCATTTGTAGTAGATGCGGGTGTTGTAAGAAATATATCTGTTGCTGGAATAGTTGTTTGTGTTGCATTGTCAAATGTCTCACTAACAATAGCACCTGAGGCGAAAGGATCAGTGCCTGTAGCGCCTACAAAGTTCATTGAAGCAAGTGTAGCAGTTGGAGTATCGTTATCATTAATACTTGTATCTCTGACTAATGCTAAGTTATAATAGTTGCCTGCGGCTATGCCATCAGATGCTACGATTGATGCTAATACATCTGCGACAGTAGTTGTCGCATCATCAGCATAATTAAAGATTGTTATTAATCCTGTTAATCCTTTAACTGGTACGTTGACGGCTGCCATTATCTTTCATACCCTTTGAAACCTTCTACTGGACTTTGTTTATTGATTGAAGGTAGTTCTGAAGATTTCAAATCACCATCATTTAAATCTTCCCATTCAGAGCCCACTGCTTTATATGCTGATTTCAACATATTAGATTCTACTTCAGTATATGGTACAGCCATGTTGCTTGTGCCTATCCAACTTTCTGAATCTAAATCAATTACTTCGTGGTCTGACTCACCGTTTGCTTGTGCTAATGCCATCATTACACGATTCAATTCGTAGATTCTGTCTCTACCTTCTTCGTCTTGGAACTTGTGCATTCCTCTTGAACCGTAACGTTGACGTTTAGTTAGTTTGCCAGGTTCGTTGTCTTCGTTTAAGAATTCTTTTGCTCTCATTATGGAGTTTCTTCAGTTGTAATTGTTTCGTCTACTTCAGTTGCAAGTTCAGAATCTACATAGCCATCAAGTGCTAGTGGTAAACCTGCTGGAGCAGATCCTTGGAACATAACTGAAGAATTAATAAAATGAAATAGTGTTTGTGAACCGGTTACGTTTGCAGTGTCAGGATCTATTAATATTCTGACGTTGCCAGAGTTGACATCCATGTCATATCCGCTTCCTTGTATTAACACATTCCCCCATTGTGTAGATGAATATGCTGAAAACTTGATGTTTGCTGAGTTAGCACTAAGTTGTGCATCAAGTCTTACATCTTGTTGATCTACTGTGCCTGGATCATTAGTCTTAATAAAGAATGAACCCAATGTAAATGCATTTGCTGGGTACTCCCAAATGACTTGTTGTGCAGTATTGCCTGTTGTATACGTGTTAGATGATATTACAGCAGTCGATGATAAGTTAGCAAAGTTATTGTTTATCTTATCAAAGGCAACTCTTAACGGATCACCAGAACCATCGTTCGGTAATGCACCGATGTTAATAATTTCGTAATTTACAGCCATATGTTTATCCCAGTCTTATATTGTATTTATGCGATTGGGTAAGTAACCAATGTTATTCTTTTGGTGGAGTAGCCTTCATATTTTCTCTGGCTAATCCGTTCATTTTTTCAAAACTACGCATACCACCTAGACCTAACATAGACAATGTAAGTGTCATCAAACCTTCTGTTTGTATGACTGGTAGTGTAACATCTGCTCCACTTACTACAACTGCCCAGTTGGCAACTGGTGCTAGAACATAAGACCATGCTAGTCCAAATGCACATATCCACATAATTGCTGGTCTTGCTCCTGCTACAAAAATACTTGGATGTTTTGCTTGTTCTAAATTAATTTGATTTTGTTGTAGATTTGCATTATGTAACACCATCTTAAGTTCGTGTTCCATTTCTGCTTTCTTGTCTTTGTCAACAATAAACTTGTCTAGTATAGGCCCTGCGGCGCCGATAACTGAATCAATAATTCCTAATCCCATGATAGAAACCTCCTATAATATACTACTATTTATCATCTCCAGTGATAAAGGCTGTCTTCTACATGCTTACGATTGTAAGATAGTATGGGTTCCATGGCTTTATAGATATCTTTTAATTCATCAATTGACTTGTTTTCGATGTATTTTATAACTTCAAATATTTTATACAAACGTTCTTCATGGTTAGTACAGTCATCATATGACTCGTCCCAAAAGTCACTGAAAGTCTTATAGCCGTGTTCATGTAGATACTTTAATGTACCCGGGGGTGCCATAAGAATAAAAGGTTTTCGATACCACATGGGTTGATGTACTTTTTCACTATAGTTTGGAGTAGGTTGTGCGAACCTAGATTCTGTAACAATATCACAAAATATATCTTTATAATATTTTTCTATAGGGGTAAAGTCATCTTCAGAAGGGTCAAAGTGATCATCAACTGTAGTGTTAACTGGATACGGAGTCTTTTCTATGTCTAGTAATTCATCAAAGTGTACATCAACATTATAAGGGCCGTCATTATCTAATGACTGTATGCCTTCATATAAACGTGTCTTATATTTCTTAGGACACTTTCTGATATCGAACCAAGGTAAAATCTGTAATCTTACCATATCAGTCTTATAAACAAAACTAACATCTGCATTACTGTTCGCAAGAAATGCGGCTATTAGATTTCTATGCGGTGTCCATCTCCAGTTTAAGTTTATAAACTTTTTTGAAAAGTTATTAGCGGCAATGCCTAGTAAATCCCAGTTCTCATATGAATCATCATAGATATTAACAAATACAGCATTTTTAATAAATGTATCTTCGCATGTTACTGACATCCATTCGTTATAATAAGGAAACATGTTTTCTGATTTATAGTCACATGTTTTTACTTTAACATTTGTAAGATTATTTCTAGTAATGTAATCACGTATACAATCTAATTCATCAGAACGCATATGCTCTGGTTTTTCTTTACCATTAAATTCTGAATAAAATGTTAATGTATGTCCAGGTACTTTTGAATTATCATACATGCACATAGGTTCATTTAAATAAAATGTTACACCCGTTTCATTTAATTGTTGTACGATTTCTGGGGTATGATTTATGCTTTCTAATTCTGACATGCGACCATTGTACATATATACATATGTTGGCTTATAATCATTATAGTCTACACTAGGTAAGATACGTTGTTTTAATTGTTCATCCTGTGATGCCGCTCGTTCTTCTAAATCAGGAAAATAAAACCAATGTAGTTTATTCCAAATCCACAAATCATCTTTGTTGTCGATTGAAATATCGATACCTTCTTGCTCAAGGTCATTGGCCATGGGGACTGTTTTTGACATTACATTATTTATTTACCAAGCATCAAAGTAATAAATTAAAGAAGTACAGATGTGTTCTACTTCTTCATCCGTTAGTTCAGGATAAATAGGAAGTGATAGAACACCTCTACAAAGAGCATGACTTGTACTCATCATGTCTGGTCTTTCTTTTATATACTCAGAGTTACCTATAATTGTATCACTTAATGGTTTGTCATAATGTATTCTGACATCAATTTCTTTTTCTTCTAATACTTTTTTAAGACCGTCACGTTCTACGTTGTTTCTGATTACAAACTTTTGATCTGCATGTACACCTCTATTACTCATAGCAGTAACAGACGGTATCTTGTCTATTGTGTCTAAGTATCTAAGTCTAATTTCTTTTCTACGTGCTTGCCAGTCATCAATATATTTTGTTCTGACTAATAGATGGGCACAGTCAATCTCACTCATTTTTGAATTAGTACCAGGATATAAATGATCTGGTTTACCGTTGTTTCTCCAACGCATTGCAAAGCCAGCAAGTTCTTCATCATTAGTAACAAGGGCTCCACCATTACCACTCGCACTTAGATTTTTAGTTGGGTCAAAACTAATAGCCATACCAACACCTACATGACCGTCTGCAACTAACCAATGTTGTGCTCCGTCTACAATGCACACATTTTCAAAACGATCTTGGGGTATAGGATTTCCATACAAACCTACATAACATTCTAACTTAGGTTGCTCTGGATCTGAATTAGGTATCATAATACCATTACTGTCAACATCACATAAATCAATATTGAATCCTGCTGAAGCAAATGCATTTAATGTTGCTGGATAGGTTATGTTTGGTATTCTGATTGTGCGATAGGCTTCTTTATCATACTTCCATTCTGTATAAGGATCTGTGTCTGGCATTGTTGCGATTTCATGTCTTGCCATAATTTCTAATGCTTGTGTACCACTATGACATAATATGACATATTGACAGCCTGTTCTATCTGATAGCCATTCTTTTACTTGTTCTGAATAAGGTCCGTCAACAAGTATGCCAGTAGACATAACAGAGTCTGTAACAGATAGTAGTTCGGACTTTAAGTTTTGATATTGTCGATCAAGTCCAAAATGTTTAATCGGACTTCTTGTCATTGAATTGCTCTTGCCAATATTTAGAATTTAATAACCAATTATGATAAATCATTAAACCCTCATTTAAATCAGTTGACGGTTCATATTTAAAATCTTTTTGTGCTTTTGCAATACTTAACGCACCTCGACTTGGAAAGGCTGTATCTTTTTGTTTTACATCAATGTTACCTTTACCAACAATATCTTTGACTGCTTGTGCGGCATCATATAACGTGACACCTTTTGATCTTGTAAGATTATACGTTTGATTCTTTGCTTTAGTAGATGTTGTTGCTTGTACGATACCGTCAGCAACGTCATTAACAAACGAAAAGTCTAACTTTTCCATTTTGCCATTAACAGTTATTTTCTTACCTGTCATTGCATTAATAAAGAATTTAGAAATAACTCTATCACAGACATCTAGTGGACCATAAACAGCACTAGGACGAATGATAGTGTGGGGTAACTTATACTGTCTTGTATAATCTTTGACTAGCAACTCTCCTGCATACTTCATAATCGCATACTGACCTTTAGGATTGCATTCTGTATCTTCAGTTACACCGTCAGCAAAATCACCATAGACCATAGAAGAACTAATATAAGTGAAACGTTTTACTTTGTTTTGTTTACTAAGTTCTAATAAGTTAAGTAGTCCTTCACTCATTACTTTAGAACCTTGTGTTGGATCTGCATTAACAACTTTTTGTCTTGGGAAACTTGCAAGATGAATAACAGCATCAAACTTTTCTTTGTCGAATAAAGTCTTTAATTCAGGATTAGCAATATCAATTGTATAGATATTCAAATTTACTGCATCAGTAATACGACCAGCAATACCAAAGAAACGTTCTTGCATAACTGCATCAAGTTCATCATTATCTATAATGCCATAGTCTGTCTTTTTATCAATGATGGCAACATCATGTCCTTCATTGATTAGTTTGACAACGACATGTGAGCCAATAAATCCAAGACCGCCTGTTACTAGAATTTTTTGCTTTTTCTTTGCCATAGTTTACTCGTATTTTAATTTCCAATATGTAACTTCTTTGTCTGTGAAGTATGCCTTTATCGTATACTTATGTCCCATATAATCTGGCGCATTACTTCTTACCCACTTAGCAGTTGGATTACTATTCTCCATAACATACTTACCTGCTTCTGTTTGTTGCCATTTATAAATAGGCTCGGCAATCATCAGATCAGGGTCTTCAACATCTCCCATTACTATTTGATGTACGTCTACTTCAGTTGCTTCCCATTCTTCTTTTTCTAACATCTTATTATTATAGTTTATATAGACTCATTTTTCAAACTGATTGGGAAAATTTGTGAGATCACTGTTGCTACTGCATGAGCAATATCAATATGTTCTTGTTGTGTACCATTAGCACCACGTAACTCAATGTAATGAACCCAACTACGTAAGGTACCATTTACATACATTCGACTTACAGTGTTTCCTTCTGGTAGTACTGCTCTTGCTTGTTCTTTAGCAATGCCGTTATCGATAGCCCAGTTGTATGCATCTAGTGAAGCATTGATGACACTACGTTGCTTGTCTTCCCACATTGCTTGTAACTCTACATCATCAGTAACCACACTGTTCTGTCTATTCTTAGGGTCTTGCAGTCTTGCTTCACGTACTTCAAAGTCTAAGTCTTTTGTAGGATCTGCGTAACGTTGACTAAACTCCTGAAAAGAAAATGATCTATGACGTAAAATCTGTCTAGCAATATCACGTGTAGTTTCAATCTCTAAACATGCTGACACCATTTCAAGTGGAGACCAATGTTTGTGTTTCATCAAATACTTTACAAGTTTTTCACTTGTTTCTTTGTTGTTCTGATTATCTGGGTTACTTACTCTTGCACAATATGCAACTAAATCTAATGCTGACTCATTAAAGTCTGGTGCTTGTGAATGACTAATTAGTTTAACTTTCAAGTTTGTTCCTTATCATAATAGAGTGAAGGGACCGAAGTCCCTTCTATAGTTTACAGAGATTTTATAGACCACTTAGTAGTTTATCTGTTTCAGGTTGAACTGCTTCTGCAATTCTTTCTATGTTAAGAATAAAATCTATTGATAAGATTTCATCTTCATATTCCTCTAACAGTTTACCAACTATAATTTCTACTGTTTCGGTGTCAAGTCCTTGTCTTAAGAACTTTTCAATGTTAATGGTTTTCTGTTTACGTCCAGTTAAACGGAGAACTAGTTTCTGTAAAAATTCTACAGGTATCTTATGTTTATCAACATCTTCCAGGAGTCGTTCCCAATCCTGTATTGAACGAGATTTATCTCCCATCGGAGACCTCCTTGTTATTTTGCCGCTGTTTTCTTACGTGTTGTCTTTTTTGCAGGTGTCTTCTTTGCTGGTTTCGGCATCATTGCTTTTGCTTCTTTCATCAACCTTTTAGACTCGGCAATTAAACCCTTGGCTTCTGCTTCCATGCGTTCTGCTTGTGCCATAAAGTCTCTTGCTAAAACATCATCATTCATTGCAAGATTAGGATTATCAGCATTTGTTCCCATAGTAGGTTCTGGTCTTACTTGATCTCCAATTAGACCTTCTTTTCTACGTCTGACATCTGCTGGATCTTGTAATCCTGCTGATGCATCTGCTTCTGCAAGTTTGCGAGTTGCTTCTTCGCCTGCTTTCATTTCAGTTAAGATTTTATTCAACTCATCTAAACGAATCTGTTGATTAGGGCCAGGTGTCATTACGATATCTTCGCAACGAACCTTTTTTAGCATTCCTTCTGCGTGTAATACTTGAAGGATACGATCACCTGATCTAGTGTGAGTTCGGTTTAGTGCGTCTGCAAGTTCTTCACTGTTTTGACCGATGTCACTTTCA